ATTTAACTTCTACTTTATTATCTACCGTCATAGCTGCAAAGAATTCATTCCCAAGTAATGGGTCTTTACTCACCCATATTCCAGTTTTAAAAGTTACCCAATCATCAAAAGGTTCCCCGTAGTCATCATAGCCTTTAACTCGGTGTAGGAAGTCTATTTTGTGCCTATAATCTCTCATTGACTATCACCTACTGTATATTCAGCCGATAGTGTTAAATGGTGTTTAAGGCTTACATATGACTCTTGAAATCGTTCTGATAACTTAGGGTCCTCATATCCAAAATTAGATTTACAATATACTGTTATTGCTCTTTTGATTAATGGATCTGTATCATCAACCTTATCTATGTGTACTCCACTAAGAATTAAATCAGCTTTAGCAGCTTCAATTAAATCTAATATTTCTGCATCTGAATCAGTACCACTTACTCTAAGAGCATTTTTTACATCACTTAAAAACATTTAATCACCACCTAGCAGTTCAATCAACTCTTCCCTTTTAGCCTTTGCATTAAACTTTATTCCTCTTTCTTCTAATTCCTTAATTAATTCTTTTTTAGTCATTGAATCAAAAGAGGGCTTCATTTCGCCCTCAATTAATCCTCTATCTATTAAATCTTTTATTCTATCAGGTTCATTAGAAGAAAATTCATCACCAATATTGTAGACTATGTTTAAGTTGTACTTATCGTGAAATTTTCTAATAACCTTCATCTTAACCAGCTACTACTACTTCTTGAATTAGTGCAAAGGCTTTAGTATCTAAAGGCGCTCCGTCTACGATAGTATAAGCTGCATAGTCTACAGTTCTAGCTTTAACATGTTCTTCTGTTGCAAGGCTCATTGGCTCATTAGTATTCATTACATATGCTCTACCTGGGTTACCAAATACCACATTATTTGTTGTTACTCCAGCATCCGCTTTAACTACAAATCCTAGCATTCTTCCTACTCCACCTGCAGTTGTGTCAGGGATAAATATTGGTCTACCATTTCCATCTACGATATTAGCAAGTTGTGTCCAAATTGTAGCATTGTTAGCATAAAAAGCACATCCAGCTAAATAAGACGAATGAACTTTGCTTATTGCTTCAGTTACTTTTGCATAAGTCAAAGGAACTGCTGTAGTTGCATTGTCATAATCATAAGTTACTACTTGTGGAGTATTAGATTCTGCCAATAATGCAGTTTCAACTCCTAATGGTTCTGGCAAAAATTCATCTAATTCGCCTGGCTTGCCTTTACCTTTAATTGCCGCTGTACCTAAAGCAACTCCTACTCTTTCCCCTAACTCATTTTTAATGTAAGGTATGAATTCTTCTATTGCCATTGATCTCATCTTCCAAGTTACTGTAATTGCTTTAGCAAGTTCGCATCCAGTAAGTGTTAATTGACCAAATGTATTCTTTTCATCTGCTGTAGCTGTTGCTTCATCATAAAATGCTGCATCGCCTTCTGCTATTGCCGCATGCTTGTTGATTACCAATGTACCTTGTACATTATATTTCTTAACATCCGCTAAGAAAGGATACATTTCTTCTGCTCTCGCCCAAATTCCAGCTACTACTGTTTCAGGGATTAATGTTGGAGTATTTACAGTTGTATGAGTAAAAGCATTTTCTAATTTATTAACCTTATTAAATATTTCTAAATCGTTGCCTTCTAATTTGTTTCCTTGCAGAAATTTAGCCCATGCTATTTCGTATGATGCCTTATTATCTACAACTTTGTTTTCAATGATACTGTCCACTATCTTCACCTCTCCTGGATTAATTGATTTGTTTTCTATATTTGTTGCTTTTGTATTATCTTTTAAAGCGTTTAAATTAGCATTTGCCAATTTAATTTCCTCCCACTTGTTATCAAGTGTTTTAACTTCTTCCATCTTTGCATTTGATTCTTCAATTTCACCTTCTGCAATAAAGGCTTCAATTTCTGCCATTAAGGCATTTCTCATTTCTAAATATTTTTCTTTATTCATTTTTTGCTCCTTTCAATTTCAAATAATTAAATTTTGTTTTAGCAATATTCACTGCTTTTTCATTTTGTAATTTGTTTCTCATTTTATTTATTACTTCCGGCGGTAACATACCTGAATAGCTT